GTTCTCCTATCATTTTTCGCCAAAGTTTTAATAGATCAACTGTGATTGCAAATCGCTCTTCTTGCGATGGTGGCCGGCCTGATAGTGGATCATCCATTATCGACTACTCCCGTTGTGGATCACTTTATCTGTTTTATGAGCTACAAATTATTAATATAGGGTCGGTAAGCGTGGATTCACACCGTGAACTTTGGTTCCATCGAATATCAATACGTTGCTGTTCCCATGGCTGCCCGTGTCCGGATATACGCTGTTTCTCAGCTATTTTGAGTTTACCGATAATTCTCTATTAATCCCCGCTGAATGGTCGAGTGTAATCCTCAATTATTGAAATAACACTGCCATTGGATTTTATTGTGTCGATATTGCTCCATCCTCTACTGTCAGGATCGGCATTACTAAAGTCTCCAATAACGATAATACTATAGTCATCATATGGTTCAATAGCTTTAATCAATTCTTTCTTAGTCAATTTCTTCCCTCTTGTGTGTACATAACTTCGAAAATATAGGGTTTGCTCGTCATGTTCCAGGATTAAAATTCTTATTTTATTTTATCAACTAACCTAAAATAAACGATATTCTTATTTTAATGCAAAACTATTCTGGCAAATTATCAGGAGACTTTCCGCTTCTCAGCGTCGAATATACGTTGGATAACAAAGTCACGATGCGGTCATCGGTTGCCGAAGGCGTAACAATGGCAACTCCTTTTAACATAGTTAATGCTATGTAAAGTGACATCCAGTTTTCACCTATGAATTTTAAAAGCCATTGATCCATCAGTACGATGCCCCTCTATCGTTCATAATCGTTATCTCATCGTCAATCATGATATCTTTCGGCTGATGTTCTGAGCACCAGCAAACGTAACAATGGATCAAATATCCAGATTCGTTGATAAATGCTATCCGCTGCTTTCGTATGGCTTCTTTACCACACCCTATTTTGCAGCAGTTCACATCCATTCCTTAGATCGTTCATGCCATTTGCGTTCCTGCATCGTATCGCCTTCAAGTTTTCGCTTGTTACCGCAGCACCAGCACGAACATGGCTTGCCGGTTTTTCTTGCTGTGAGCAGTTGCCGTTCGTATGTACACTGACTGATAAACCATGATCGTCTAACCCGCTTTTTAGCCTTGCACTTGCCGATCTGTATGCCGCTCCAGTTCACGCCCACTCCATCATCGGCCCGGCAGATACATTGTTCCCATATAGCGCAGGTTGCCGTAACAACTTCAAGGATTCTTCCGAAATCGCTTCAGCCCTGCCGATCTGGTAGCCTGTCTCAAAACCAAAAGCAACTTGCATTTCCACATCCAGACCGCGTCGAGCAAATTCTTTTGATGCCTCCCAATAATACTCACGTCCACGTTGCAGCTCAATCATTCGGTCATCAGCCATTATCCACCTCGTGTAGATCATCAAGCATTTCTTGCGCAGCATTGCCATTCAAAACGCAATCTGAAACGAAAGGTTGATTAATCCTTGAGTTCCAAATTGTTACCATATATTTTTTATCGCTAAACCATACTGGTTCAACATCTGTTTCAGATAAAAAACAATCTACTGAATTGCATGCAATAGAATATAAAATTCTATTATCAAATTCTCTTTCTCTTTCAAATAATTCAACATTAGACCCACAAAACGGACATGGCTTTAATTCGTCCATCAGCTTCCCCTCAGCAATCTATCTCTATTTCTTTTCGCCCGTTCCGGTACTTGCTTTGCGTATTCCGACTCCATCAACTCATACGCTGCCTGAATCCAGTTCTTTGCCTTTAAATGTCCGATCATTTTAGAAAATCTCTGAACGCCACCTAACCCGAGGTTGAAGACCATATCAATGATTACGCCTTTCCGGACATTGTCTAAATCAAGATTTAGGGTGTCGTAGTCCTTACATGCACGGTTATAGTCGAATTCAAACAAGGCATCAGCAACAGACTGAGGGATTATACTACCAGCACGTAATAGATGCCCATACCCTACAGTAAGGTTGCCCAAAGAATCCCTGTATACATTAAGCCTAATGCCCTCTTCTTTTTTAATACTTTCTTTGATTTCATCTTCTGTCATGATATCAATTCCATTGGAAACTCTGGTATATTATCGTTTAAAAACGATTTTCGTTCGTGGGTATTCTTTTCGATAATTTCGATGAGCATTGAAAGATCAAACGGCTTTTTGACAAAATCAACAGCACCGACTTCGAATCCTCGATCTCGGTATTGATCTCCATCGTGAGCGGTAACAAAGACGATGGGGATATTTTTAGTCAATTGAGAATGACCGATTTTTGTTGCGGCTTCATAGCCGCTCATCCCATACATCGCTATGTCCAGGATAATTATATCTGGTGAATATAGGCTGGCAAACGCAACGGCCTCATACCCGCTCGATGCTGTGATAATATGATAGTATCGCTGCAAAGCCCTTTGCATGGCCTTGAGCTGAAGTTTACTGTCATCACACACTAGCACCACCTTACGAACAGTAGTATCTATTGCTTGTACGTCCGAACAGCATGTCATGTCCTGTCCCTCTCCATTAGTGATTCTATCCTGGCTTCGAGCCGGGCCAGTTTGTTAGCGATCTCAAAATACAATTTAGTGTTTTCGTCTTTAGCATCTTCACGCCTGCGATTTTGTTCAATCACATCTGCACGTAATGCCTCGATTTTGGTGAAAATCTCAGACACCGACGTTGATTTATCTGCCCGGCACGCCATTTTACTCTCTTTGCACTGATCAACGGTTGTGACTTTTCTGAGTTCGCTTCGCACTAAATCCATGTCTTTCTCCAATTTATCCGAAGTTTTCTCCAAATATCTCAATGCGTATTTCGCACCGCCCCATGCCGAAAACGATGACGCTATCAACGTTACAAAGGTTTGAATCAATTGGGCATCCATAGGGCAAGTCTCCATTTTAATTACCGCAGCAATCGAACGTTTTTCGGATTTCAAACTCCGCTTTTTTCCCATCGTTCCATTGACTAACTGGCCGCATGTATCCAACAACACGGCTGTAGACCTCGGTTTTCGGATAGAATTTTGGTTCTGCCTTGAAACACGCAGGGCATTTGAATAAATACGCTTCAGGGCAATTCCAGATTGCAGGAGGATGAAACGCAGCCCCGCCATCTATGATCAGATTCATTCCAGACAGCTCGGCTGTGATGTGGACAGCATCCCCACAGTCGCAGCATTTTCCAGACAGCTCAACGGGGCCGAGCAAGAGACGTTCGTTTATATCGTTTAGTTTCATATGGGCCACTCCATCACTATATCGTTTTCACTTCTGCCGTTTCAACAGCCCGTTTCAGCTCCACAACCAACTCAGCGATCTGGCCGGGGAAATTTGTCTGTTTGATCATTTCCTCTACCAATTTTTTGTGTTCTTCTCTATCAAATTGCATTGTTGTCCCTTTCGGTTGCTTTGATGATGTAGTGGCTGTAAATTGCTTGATATAGTTGACCCATTGTCATTGTCTGGCCTGTAGGAGTTCCTGTGGACGGATCGAGCAGGGGGATTTCTTCTGTCATGTCTGGACAAGGTACGGATAGATTGCCACAAGGAGTTGTTATTGTTTTGTCTCCAAGGTTAATAGCCGTTTCCTCATTGTAGATTACGGTTGGAACTCCGCCGCTTGGATTTACAATCACGATCTGGTTAGTTCGCTGCCATGATGTTCCTGATACTGTCGATTCTTTATAATCAGCCATAATATTTCATCCTCATTTAATAAAGTTAAACCATTAGATATAGCCTTGTTACGGATAGCTATAAGTTTTTTAACAAGCTCTGTTTTGATTACCATGTTTAACACTTTACGATGTTGCTACTAGTCCCAAATTTTCAAGCACGGCCAGAATCGCATTTATCCTTGTAATTGCTGTTGCTGCATCGGTGGCGTCTGCAATATGAGCCGCTTTTGTAACTGGTGTTGCATTATAAAATCCAATTTTGTTTCCTAAAACTTTTACCATGTCTTGAAGCGTTCCGTCAGTAGTTCCGGTTGATCCTGCAAGACATCCCTGAACGGTAACTCCTGATTCCCCCGTACCTGTCGAAAGCCCTGGAACAAGAATTAATTGCCCACCGGCCTTATTTGTTGCTGAAGCAGTTGCGCTACCGCCCTGAATTGTTAGAGAATTTCCGGCTGTGTCAGCAGTAGTATGTCTTTCCATCCAGAATTTACGGGCTGCATTACCACCTAAGGATAAAATATTGGCTGGACTACTCGTCCCAATCCCAACATTACCATTAACCAATCTAATTATTTCAGTATTAGATGCTCCTAAAGCTAAACCAGCAGTTTCATTTCCTGCTGATGTAACAGGATTAAATTCAATATAACCCATATTAGTTGCTTGTACTTGCATTTGCATCCGTAAGCTAACACCACGCCACCCAGTATCTACTGTACTATTACGAAGAGCAAATATCTTTAGATATGGATTAAATCCTAATGTGTCATGTGCTGTAAAAGTTGTTATACCAGTTACTGAGGCAACTGTATTACCCAATTCTGTTGAATTATATATTGATAATTTATATGATGGGCTAGTATCTCCAATCCCTACATTAGCCCCTTGTGGATTGAGAATAAGATTTCTGTGGGAGTTTCCTGCATCCACTGCCTGAATCCAAGAATAATCCCCATCATGCACACCAAAAATTAAACTATCGTCTGACGCTAATCCAGTACCTGTAGAAATGCGTAATGCTCCTGCTCCTACATTACAATCTTCTGTTACTCTTGAGATATCAACAATAACTAATTTTCCAGTTGGATTATTCGTACCAATTCCAACTCTACCCTCAATAATAGCACCCGAAGCAGGAGCCGCTATTGCTGCATAAGTTGCACCAACTGAGAGGTTACCTGCAATTCCTACTAATGCTCCAGGAGAAGCTGCACCAATCCCTATTTTACCATCATTTTTTATCATCATTGATGCAATATAAGAAACTGTGTCGCCAGAATTACCACTTATGGCTCTTTGGAATATATGCTCTCCATCAGTAATATAATAATTCCCTGAGTATCCATTAGATCGGTATTTCCATCCACTATCATAATACGCATTAACTACTATTGTACCACCATTCGGGCCTTCAACAAGCCCACCTCTAAATCGCAGATTCCCGGATAAATCCATTGATTGTGTAGGAGATACATTTCCAATCCCAACATTAGTCCCATCAGTATAAATCGGACTATTCGCCAACCCAACCGCATCAGATGTGTGCTTTGGGATGTAGCCATCAGTCAATCCAGATAGCTTAACTGTCCCAAAAACAGGAGAATCACTTGTTGTTAAACCAGTCACACCAGCTTGTGGTAGTCCTGTGCAGTTTGTGAGTGTACCAGATGAAGGCGTTCCCAACGCAGGAGTCGTAAAACTTGGACTAATTAAATTGGCTTTTAACGCCAAAGCATCAAACACACTATTGCCATCTGGAGCATGTGTAGTATCCCCGTCAGAAATACTTGATGCAATTTTACCATCCGCAGTACCAGCAGGATCGTAAGCTGTCGAAGCTGTGTAGGCTGCACTTCCGAGACCCAGGATGGTTTTAAACTCCGCAATGGTCTTTTTCACCCAACTTCCAAATGGAGAAGGCGCACCAACCAGTACATCATTCTCAGCCGTGGCCAATGCGTGAGCAACTTTCTCCGTGTCAAGTTCCTCAATGGCGCCCTGAACGGTCGTAGCCGCAACATTGCCCGAAGGCACGAATGATACAGCTCCGGCGGTTGTGGCGCTCGAAACCCCTCCTGCCAAAGACGTTTGCAGCCGGTAATCCGCCGACTCAATAAACTGCCCATCTCCTGTGTAAATCCAGCGGTAGATTAACTTCCATTCTGGATTTACGCCGCTTACAGTAGGCTGAACTTCCGCCCTGGCCGTTGTTACTGTACTGTATGATCCAGATGCGTGTGTAGGCACAACAGCAATAGGCCGATCCACATCACCAGTAGCAAATACCCAAAAACAAGCATATCTATTGCTGGCGTATGCTGTCAGCGCATATGTACCTGTGTTGAGATAAACCGGAGCGCCCAATGTCCCGGTATAAGGCAAGGCATAATCGGAGAATGTCCATGCCCCTGCAGACGGCCTGTACCATCCTCTCATTGTTGTCTGTTGGCCTATGGTGACTGATATATCCTCATCGTAGATCGTGCCGGATTCGACTTGCATGGAACCATCGACTGTTGTCGTAGGATATGTCAGGTTCAGTCCTGCTCCATACCGTGCCCCGATAGTCATATGAGCCCAAATATGCCAGTCGAGATTTCTGGAGTATCCGTGAGCTTCTTTACTGACAGAACCCGCTGCCCCGTTCCAGAAAATAGTAGCGACAGGAACAGTCGTCTGCAGATTCCACATCGTTGGAGACCAGTAAAGTTTCCCCGAGGCGTCTTTGAAATAGAAATAATACAGCGTGTTTGCTGTCAGGCTTGCGCTCGCGTGATCCCGATCAGCCGTTAAATCAAGATCACATGATATTGGTGTTGCTGATGTATAAGGCGTGCCTGCATACCAGTACGTTACAGATGCGATAGACAGGATATGCGAAGATGGATCAAAGGCTATTGCGCCTACTGCCTGAATGCCGTGGTAGGTGTCGTGGCCGACCACAGTATCGCCCGCAATCATCTCCTTCACTGTGCCTGAATAATTACAAAGAGGTCGTTTTTCGCTCATGGCTTACACCAGCACGATCGGAACCTGAGATTGAAAATTGATCGACGTCGTTCCGATAGCGAATCCAATTCGCTGCACGACGTTACCGGTCGAACTCGGGGCGGTCGGTGTAGCCAGACCGGGGCTTGTCGCTGATAAAAATACGACCCCAGGTGTCTGGCCCGTAACCTGGGTATTGGATCCCTCGAAATAAACCGTCGCATTATTTCCGCTGTCCACAGCCGCGAGTACGAAACCGTGCGCTTCTTTCCCCGCAGTAGATGCATCCGCTTTCCTGCATTTGGCTCCTGATGAATTATAAATATTGATGAAATCACCAGCAGCTAACGCTTCGCTGGTTGCAATCAATGCCGTGTCTGCTGCGATACCAGTTGGCATCATTGTCGTGTCGAGCTTTCCGGTGGCATCCAGCGCTATTATTTTCCCGGCGTCTGTAACTCCCGCAGATGATTGAGACGCCTCTTGCTCTGTGATCGTGCCTGCATTGTTTTTCAGATATTTGTTTGCGGCCATGTAATCCCCCTTATATCATCATAATTGGTTGATGGATTTTGATAAACAATTTCGTTGCCGATATCGGAAACCCGACAATCAGAATAAATCCGGATGTCGGAACCGTCTGCGACATAAACCCTGTGGTGCTTAAAAACACGGGCTGGCCCAGCGTCCATATCCACGTAGGCTCTTCGTGTTCCCCGCTGGTCTGCACCGACACGCTGCCTGCATTACTGGCCCCCGTGGTCATCCCGATAACCCGGTGCGCATGATCGGCGATGGTGCAGTCGGCATATACAGCCAGGTCATCATCCAGCACGACGAACCGGTGGCCGCTCATGGTCAGGGCCGTGGCGCATGTGATTGTGGATCCGGTTTCAGACGATTCTCCTGGGGGGCCTTGCGGCCCGGTTGCCCCCTGTGGACCGACTTCGATAATCGTTATCGTCTCAACAACTGCATCCGGCTCGGTGTAAACGATTACATCATCGCTCATGCTGACCTCGTAACCGCCGCAAGCAGCGTGCATTTGCCGTATTGTTTCATCACGGCTTCCCCGGAATCGGAATACAAAAATAGATCGTAAACACCCACCGTGTCTTTGTGTTCGGATAAAATGTCTGATGCATCGATATCGTTGATGTACACCCGATATTCCCCGGCTGTGCCATCGATATAAATGCCGCTCGTACCGTCCGCAGCCCATCCGGTCTCATCTGTAATGGAAATCAGCGCCGTTGCACTCGTCAATTTTGCCCTCACCTCCATTTTGGCGGAATAGCCGGTAATGTCTACTATCGCTCCGCCGGATTCCCAGCGGAAGGTTTTGTCGTAGGTTCCGCCTTCGATGATGGTTATGGGTATATTTGCTTTTACGCATTGCATGATATCAATCCTTCTTAATCTGTTGCTGTCATATGAAGGCAATACAATTTCATTTGCCCCCTGTCCGCTTCTGGAATTGGGAGTTCCATGGGTTCTGTGGAATATGTCCCACTATCCGGCAAATACACACCTGGCCCCATTGTGATCGTCTCAAAGCTGGCGGGCAATAAACCCGATGCATATCCCGCATATTTAAAATCCGGATCCATAATCACCGCCCGATGGTGAGGTGACGCCATCCATCCATCCACCACCTGGTCCAGCGTGTCCGATTTATGATGCAGCGCAAGATTTTCGCCGCCTATTCTTCCACCAAAGTCAGGCAAATTTCCGTCTAGTTCTTCGTGCTGAAACAACCCGTTTTCAAGCAAATAATCAAGTTTTGCCTTCGAAGATTGTTTGCAATAAATCCCGGATATCAATGGCGCGGCCATTATATCGACTCCCGCTTTTCATTTAAGAGAGCAAGCATCCCATCCGTCTGTGTTAGGCCTTTATAATACAAAGCATCCAATCGGATTGCATTTGTTAAGTTACGATTATCTGCATCATATTCAAACACCAAAAGCCCCATCAACGCCTTACATGCTGATTCCAGTGGCGTGCTTCTACTCGACACATCCCATACACCTGTAATTTTGTCCCGTTGTACACATTGGGCATAAACTTGATTCCCATGATATGCATACACCTGCACAGCATGGGTTTCAGATAACCAGTTATTGTGCCCATAAGTCTTTAGTTTATCGCCTTCGTATGTACCAAAGATCCAAGTCCAATATGGTGGGTCGTATCCCCAATGGCTGGTAGTCTCCAAACGCCAATGCACCCCACCCATCGTATTGATATTTGCCGACAACTCTTTACTACCGGCCATTTCTCCCTCATCATCCGAACGATAACAAAAGTCTTGATAATAATAATCTGTTGTTGAACCTTGAGGTATAAAATCCGCAACATCCAGAAAAGTCTCAGGGAAATCGGTAACATTGTTTTTATATCCCCTGAAAACTCCAAATTTAAGCTGTTGTGTCGTTCTTTCAACGGCGGATGTTCCAACTGGCCAAGTCCCATAATAATCCCATTGCCCAAGATCTTCGTTCCACGTCCAGGATTCTTCACCGCATATAATCGATGTATGGTATTGTGCTTGATGATAGCTTAGAGATGCATCTATGTATGTATCTGTATAATCCGTCGATGGTGCAATCAGTTGAAGATCGGGATTATTACGATCCATCACCCCACCACATAGTTGTGATGATACTCTATCGTGCGTTATTTGGTTCGCCGCTGGCAACCCTATAAGTTCATATTGATATATTGGCAATATGACTTGCTGCGTTCTATCTTTCCAATCCGCTAAAATATCCCCGTCCACAGTTGGGGTGAATGGATAATCTGTTTTTTTCAGATAATGTTTTATTTTATCGGGATCTGTCCAATCCATCCAATATATTTTTTTATCATCTGCGGCATAATCATTTGTTTCTATGTCCCACACAAAAAACGGACTGCGTTCCTCATATACCTGATAGTCATAATAATATTCCCCCCTTAGCAAATCATGTATAGGATCATACTCATCTATTGGTATATCTGACTGATACGAATACTTTTTGAATAATCTTGCATACACCACAATCAAATTACGGTCGCAGGGCTTGGGGCCATCTGCAAACCCGATAACTTGCGGATTCGACCAATCCCGCCCAATGAATTTGACCACCACATTGTCCCCGTCCCGGAAAGCGGAACCATTGCAATTCATGTAATAAATTGGGACATTGTTTAGCGTGCCTTGTTGATTGATGTCCGCTGGGGATGCTTGATATATCTCCGTCTGTGCAGCATCCATCGTCACGCTGCAAACATCCCCGCTCAGATTTGAGACAACACCCGTTCGGTACGTCGGCATCCACTTTTGCCATCCGGGCTTCATGGCGGCATTGTAATACCACTGCTCAGGCGTCATGGCCTTGATGTGCTGCAATTGACCATCATCAGACTGAGAATAGGCGGCATTATCGGAATATCCCGGCTTTACAATAACTTTTTCTATATCGCCATCCACCTCAATGGTTCCGACATCCCCATTCAGTTCTTCCGAGTAATCGGCACACGTGGTGGATATGGTCGGGTCTTCGGGGATTGACTCATAATATTCTTTCCACTTCTTCAGCGAGGCCAGAGCCAGTTTCAGCGCAGGGAGTTTTTCGGGGTTGCTGTAATAATATTTATCGATCTGCTCCTCTTTGGCGGTGATCCATCGGTTCACCCGATCCAACGCCGATAATGCTTTGGTTCGGTCATACAACAGTTTGACGGAATACTGCCCATCGGTTCCGACCGATATGATCTGACCTTTGCCCATTATGCGTTTGCCTGCAAGGTTATTGATTGATTTTTACCGCCTTCATCGATCCGGATATCAGACAGCGCCAAATTGCCTATTTCTGTGGCCACCCCATTATTCATCCGCCATAAATGCAGTGTTCCGTCTGCCATGTCTGCAATGGAATCAGCCTCAACCAAAGATGGCAGCACCACCGATATATATTTTGTTTCCCCGTTTTCTTTCCGCAGTGAAAAAGAACTGATCTTTATTTTGCGGTACGCCATAATACCGCCAATATCCGCCCGCAATAAAGCATATATTCCATTATTTGGTAATGCCGATTGAACATCTATCCCGCACATCCCGGCTGCCGGATAAATTCCCATTCCTGCGGCATCCGGTGCTAAAAAAATATTGCGCCCCCGCAGGCTGAATTCACCAATCACAGATCCCGAAATACTGTAGTTATTATGGGTCACGTTCAGTTTGTAATAAGTATAATCGCCTGGGCTGGCCAGGGTATAAACCCGCTGCTCCCCATATCCCCAATAGATTTCATTTGTTCTGGTATCCAACAGTGTCCAGGTTATTCCATCATTACTTCCGGAAAACGTCCAGTTTCTGGGGGTTGTATCAAGACTGGTTCCGGCTGGGCCAGATGTCAGCGTGTAATTTGTCACGTCATAATAATGTCCATCAAGCATCCCGATATACATCTGTAACCAGCACGCTGCTGTGGTCGCTACCCACGGGTCTTTCGTTCCGGCAACCGATCCATTAAACGCCCTCCATGTACTCCATTTAAAATATGGCGGGAAAGTGGACGCCCGCTGACTTGACCCCGTTATGATCATATCCCCTATGGTGTAATTAGGGTCTCCCGGTGGATAGTCCATTTTGGGGATGATATCATACACACTTCTGGCATAATATTCTGTCATGCCGTTTCAGACTCCCTGATTTCCATCGATGATCCAAAAATTGCCGAATACGACAGCGTAATCAACCCCACAATAAACTCATCCCCGTCATACTGCACCGTGTCCCCAGGCCGCATATACAAATCCGCTTCAGGCTTTCGCAGGGTGATAAGCCCACCACTCAAAGACCGATAAATCACCCCAGAAACCGGTATCACCGCCGGAACCCCGGCAGCCTCAGATGTTCGGTATCCAGATAACATGATCTGCTGATCCCGATTGTTCCCGGTGATCGACACCGCCGATATTTCGGTCTCAAACAATATTTCCCGCTGTAGGGTCACCCCGGCTTTTACCAGCAACACCGACACCGTAAACGTCCCGGTCTGCCGATCGAGCACATCATTTATAGCAGCCAGCCCAGGAATGATCACCTCCGAATAACTGGGGTCGCCTGCCCGCTGCCGGGAGGTAAAGGATGATATGGGCACCACCACATCCGACAGGCCATCCAAAGACAACACACACTCATACAGCCGCTTCGACCCATGCAGAATAGCCACGGGCCCGGTAATCACCGCACTGCCAGATATTGATACATCCCCAATCGGAGCCGCCGGTAGAGTCAATACCACCACGGCTTTTACCAGCAACACCGACCCGGCCAGCGTTATCACGGCTGGCTCAGCAATAATCCCGATCCAGCCATACACACCGGCCACACCCTCTATCGATACCACCCCAGGTGCTGCCTCAATCATGGTGATACCGGCAATCACTTCTGCCGATACGCATGATCCAGATACGGTAATTTCACCAAGTGCACCGGTGGCAATCAGGGTGATACCATCGACACCGCCCGACACCTGCATGCTGCCAGCCTGGGCGGTGATTACCTGGTTCGACACCTCGACATCGACACCCACAAAGGGCAGGCCCCGGAAATTAACGGACATTCCCCGAAGCTCGACCGTTTTCGTGCCCCGCACAAACGGCCGGCCCCGAAAGTTAAATTTCAGGGTTTTGATATCGGATGCTATTGGTACAGCCATCGTTTATGCCTGAGAATAATCGAAATCATCGATGTAAACTGAATAGGAAGTCCCTCCGTAAGCCTGGGCCAGTATTTCTATGACACCGGCCTCGGTCGGAGTAAAAGCAATCGATAATTGTTCCCATGTATCGGCATCGGCGGTCATGGTATCGATCACATCTGTATCGACCCCAGACAATTGGAGGCCACGGCAAAACAGGCGCCCAGTTATGCCGGTATTAGACCTGCGAAACCAGCAGGTAACAGTTACTTCCGATCCGGAATTAACAACGATCTGGGCAATGGGTAACTCCAGCGGATAATATGCGCTTCGGTTGGCGTTAGTTGGGGATAATTGCCATGCCACATCCGATGCCGTATGGCGCACAGAAGCCTGCATCTGCATCGTTCCATAATCAGTATAGATAATGCTGTTAGACGTTCCATCCTGATTTTGACATGCCAGTTGACTATTGCCCCATGCTACCTGTCCTGCTACTTTTGTTGACTCACCCAGCGTGCAATTTCTCAGAAAATTATTACCCAACGAAGCATGATTGATAGCACCGCTTGTATTATTGGATGTTGTCATACCGACAATGAAATTATTTTTGGATAGCGATATAAATTCAAGTGCATAAGCTCCAGAATTTTTTGAATTGGTGATACTTATCAAGTCGTCATAAGATATTGCCCCAAGGTATAAATTGCTTGCAGCATTATTACAGGCATCGGTAATGGCAATAATATTTTTCATTGCGCTTGCCATCGATAGACCTTGCTGAATATTGTTGCACGCTTTACCGATGGTAATTGTATGCCCATAAACAGCCGTTGTGGCCATATCACAACCGCTTCCGATATTATTGATGCAATTGGAAATCGTCACGGTGTTGCCTACTGAGTTTAATATAGACACACCATCGTCACCATTTCCAGACAGAGTATGCGCAGTTACCTGGCAATATGTTGATACCGATAATTTAATGCCATTCAGCGCCCGCACCATGTTTAGGCGATTCAACAACACATAATTTTTGCTGGTTAAATCAATCCCGGCCCCCAGCCCCGATCCCGTATCAAAAAACGTTTCCCCGTCCTGGTCGCCTGACGATGTATTGTATCCACCCTGGAATTCAATCAAACTGCCAGACATACCAGAATCCTGCACCGCACAATCCGTGGTGGTGACCGTTCGAAAACACTCCCGCCGGTATGTCGTCACGGTTTCGGTCGTTCCATAATAGCCTCTGCCCGCCGTGGCAATAGTCGCCGGCCCATTGTCTATCAAGACAGTTGTGTCATTAATCGATTGAATCGGATACCAGCCCTCTGATCCGCCTGTGGCTGCACTGTTCTTGCTGATCAAAGAGGTATGAGAAAAATCATTACAGGCAATGATATTGTCAATCTGGAGGGTCGGCGTCCCCGGATCGCTTATCGCATACAGCGCTACCGATTGTATAGATGATCCTAACGCAGACCCTTTGGCGATGGTCATCGGAATGAATGCGTTGATCTGAGCTGTCTCGATTGCAGGTATTACGAATTCATCAACAATGGTATCCCCGCTGGCATCCGAGCACAAACACAGTTTGATCACACCTGCGGCCAGCGCCACACTTTGCCGGTATCGCAATGAGACTTTCGTGTATCCAGACAAATCTAGCGTGCTGCCTATTGCCCGATATCCGATCTTGCCCGTCGAAAAACCGGCCGCAAGAACCAACTGCACATTATTCGACCCTTCTTTCCGATACGTTGTCGGAGTGCTGGCCGTAACATCCGCCGATGCCGCCCACGAAGAATTGCACAAATCAATATTGGCCGTCAGCGCACTGGCCAACGTCACGGTCTTGCTGAGGTTTGTCCATGTGGCATTTCCGATGGATGCCGGGTCCGGGCTTTTGGCAATCCGGATCACATCCCCGGCAGCGATCCGGGCAGCCGTCGCCCCGCTCTTGATCGTCTTCCAGGCATTTCCGGCGCCCCATGCCGTCCCTGCATTGGCGTCGTTTCCATTATCAGGATCGATGTAATAGGTTGTCATGACTTACACAATGTCCAGTTCCGGCGTTTGAATCTGAAACGAAAACCCGTCTGCCGTGGTATAATCCGCCCCAAAATCAATGCACATCATTACCGGGTCTCCACTCACCGTATCGTCATAAACAATGGCCGCGCCGGTAGGCCCGATGGCGCCGCCCGAGGCTGTCCAGGTTACATCCGACCACACCGATGTTGCTTTATCCGTGGTGTCGTTTTCCGTTACGGTCACCCCGGAAAGGGTCTTGCTGTCTTGGGTATATCCGTTGCCCGTAGCCAATTGGTCTGCCGTTACATCGGCCAACGTCGCATGGCTGTCTTTGTCGAATGCAAACGTCGTATTCATCAAAATGATTTTAAACGTGTCGTTTGCCATATCAACGGCTTTTGTGGCCAGCAAATATTTAAAATGGTTTGGCACCGTCGTTACAATTGCCATGATCTATAATCCCCTAAAAAAAAGTATGAAGGTTGAAGTATGAAGTATGAAAGATGAAGGATTGATTTTATTTCATAATTTATCCTTCATAATTCATACTTTTCACGTAATTTTCTCAAACACCAGAAACGACACATCCGCAGTATCCCCATCGATTTTCACCGATTCGATATACCCGACAAAAAACCCCTCGGGGCAGGCCAGCCCCACCAGGCTCTCGCTTTCGAAAAATGCCCATAACCTGTCGGCAGCCGATGGGCTGATACTTACCGCCGAATACGAAAACGTCCGGTCAGCATCCGAATACCCGCTGTCGGTAATTACTGCCCCGCCATCCAACGTGGCCGAGCGAGACAGCCGCCGGGTGTTCTCCCGCACGGGCGCCGCCGGTACATTGAGCGTGACATACTGCCCCTGCTCAATTGATGAAAATGTAATCAGCATATCAATTGATCCCCAACAGGAAGGATGCCGAATCCTCGTTTGCCTTCAATTGCACCTTCTGCAGAATTTGCCACATAATCATTTCAAGGGCCGGTTCCAGGCCGGTAGAGTCAATCTTGATCAATCCTTTACCGGATTTCATCAATTCATCTTTGGTCTTCATCAACTTGATTTGTTCAGCCACCAACTGCTTTTCCAGCCTGAATGCCTCATCCTGAATTTTCATAGCCTGGTTCACGGCCGACTGCCACTCTCTGGCCCCGAAGTCATATTCTGATTTTGGAATTTTCCCAAACAGCCCGCTGATTTCACTAGATACACTGCCGATGGTGTCCGATACGCTGGAGAACATGGCTTTGACCCGTTCGGTCTGCGATTCGATGTTTGCGATTTCCAACTTTGCCGACCACTCCACGGCCTTTTGCATCATTTCTGCATCAGCCTTGATTAGGGCTATTTCTGTATCGATATCGCCTTGCAGCTTTATCTCAAGCATCTTTTCGGTTGGAATCTCTTTGATCTTATTTTCGCTTTTCGTTATCGATTCATCGTCAACGCGAACCTTGAATTGTATAGGAAATCCCTCAGCACTTGTGACTTCCATTATGCGGTACATTGTTTTATCATAAGACTCATCACTGATTTCAAAATCCGCCGAATACTTCCGGTTGTCGTAATCGGCCATTTTATTCGACAATTCACCAATCTTGATATTGGCCGGTTCCGGGTCTGCATCGATCAGCACCGACACCCCGGCTTCAAACTCCAGCAGGTTATCATTCAGCCCATGAATCTGATTGATGGCCGAATCCATATCCGTTTCAAACATTAACTCGGTAACACCCGGTATGTCTTTCAGGCTTTGCCCGATTTCACCCACAGACGCCACAACCGGCTCTGCATACATATTGTTGAAATCGCCCATCAGGTTGCCGAATTCGTCAAATTTGGCATTCGCCAGATCAATCGGTGGATTGAGTTGATTCACCGCATAAGCCAGCCCCGTTGCCGCAGCTCCAGCCGCCACAAATGGCAGCGCACCCACAATAGATGCCAGACCGCCCAGGTTACTGATGGCATTCAAGATCAAGGATCCGGAAAATATTTCCATGGCCGGAGCCAGACTGTTGACGGCCGATATCGCCGTATTCACTCCCTGGCCAAAACCCAATATCTTCCCGGTCAATTCCGCCGTTTTTCCATCGGCGTTCAAGGCATCATTGGCAAATTCTCCCAACGCTGTCACAAAAGGTTTAAGCCCTTCAACAATGCCTTTTGTGACATTGTTCATCGCGGTGATGCCATCCACTATTTTCTGAAGGGCTTTGGCCATATCTTCGGGTTTGGTTAAATCCAGATCCCCGAACAGGGTCTTGAAAACATCCCCGACCGCACCGCCCAATTCTTTGACCGATGCCAGCAAACCCTCAAAATTGATGGCTTGCATAGCCTCAGGAATAGCGGCCGCCACATCCCTCAGGTAATCAGCAAACTGTGATGCAAAGGTTTCAATGGCCGTATAGATTTCTGAGAAAGCCCCTTCTTTCAATCCAAACTGCACGCCTTGAAACACCTTGCCGAGGCCGTCGGCAATATTTGCCCAATCATCGAGCAGCGGCTTACCTGCTTCAATCAACGCCAGTTTCATGCTGTTGGTCAGCCGGGTGTTGACCTTGTCGATATTCTCTACCATGATCTGATACGCCCGATCGGTGGAACCTGCCGATGTTTCAAGCTCTTTCATGGCTTTGGCAAAAATGCCGCTGTTGTCAGCTCCTAACGTCATGGCCACAGACAACGCCTGCACATTACCAAACACCTTTGCCATCACATCCACATTACCTTTGGTTTTTTCGTAAACCTCTTGCATCACCCCATCAAAGCCATTGGCTTCAATCGCTGCGGCTCCGTACGCAATACCCAACCCATCCATGGCGGTTTTGCTTTCTTTCGATGGATCGATGATTCCCGTGATGGCTTGGCGCAAATATTCCGCTGCCGGCCCTGCCTTCATCCCGCCTGCGGTCATGGCGGCAATGGAAGCACTTACTTCTTGCAGAGATACTCCAGCTCCAGATGCAATGGGTGCCACCAATGCCAGCGATTCAGACAGCTCCGGAATGGTTACTTTTCCGATTTCAACGGTTTTGAAAAACATATCGGAATATACACCGGCGTCACTCCATGCCGATCCATAAGCCGACATGACACTCGTCAGCAAATCGACCGATTCTTTTAGGGTCGATTGACCGGCCACGGCCAGCTTTTCAGCTTCAGTGACAAATTCAATGGATTCTGTATAATCGACGTTGGCAGACAGCGCCTGATAAATGGCTGCCTGAATGTCCGACAAACTTTGGGTGGAGTTGCGGGCGTAATTTTCGATCGCCTGATCGAATGCCGCCACATCTTCTGGTGATTCTCGAAGGAGGGTATGAATTTCATTCAAACTAGATTGAAACACCCCAGCCGCCGATACCGCCGCAACCATTCCTCCGGCTGCCAGTACGGCAAGCGTTGCTACAAACGTTTCAACCGCCAGCGCCATGTTGGCAAACGGCTGGGTGGCCGATTCAAGAGATGTTCCCAGATTGGAGAGAGACCCGCCGATCTTGTCCATAGTCGTGGACACTTCATCGACGCCTTTAAAGAGAATGGATACTGTTTTTTCGAGATCGGCCATGGCTAACAACTTCCTTTGGTGGATAGCTTCAC